TTATGGGAATATAGTGTTTCACCAACTAGACGCGCACCATTACCGGACAATACGTCTATTCCGGAAAACCAAATGGTGTGGAAAACCCTATTGTATACCAGGTTTACTTCTTTCGGTATGGATATCCGAGGAAGGTTCCGAGATATTTTTGATAAACTCGAATTTGGTATTAATGTCGACTTTCCAGAAGACACTCCGGACTCGGTTCGTTTTAAGAATTCGGTCGGAAAAATAGGGTTCATCCAAGAACCAGGTATGAAGTTGAGGGCTGTTGCAAATCCAGGGCGTATTTATCAATGTGCCCTTCGGCCCCTAGGGGACTCTTTATTTAATATGTTAAAAGAGTTACCTTGGGATTGTACTTTCGATCAAAAGAAAGCTATCCCCTTCATACAGAACCGTTTGAAGAACGGTTTGTGCCATTCGGTAGACTTAACGGGAGCAACTGATTATTTCCCGCTAGATCTGCAAAAACAGGTTTTGAATGTCCTTTTTCAAAAGGATAAATATGGATATAAAGATTTGTTTTACTCAATCTCCCGTGGGAACTGGTTATACAAAGACAGTTCTATACGGTGGACTAAGGGGCAACCCTTGGGCTTGTATCCATCCTTTCCTGCGTTTGCTATCACCCATGGAATCCTTCTTTTTGCATTAAATGGATTCAAACACGATCACCAGTTTTTTGTTTTAGGTGATGACGTTGTGATTCTGGATGATAACTTATACAATTCATACATGTCTGTCATGGAATCATTGGAGTGTCCTATCTCTGCGTCTAAGAGTATTTCTTCTCAAAAGATAGCTGAGTTTGCCGGTAAGATTGTTTCTACCGAGGATGTAGTACTCCAACTTAAATGGCGTCCAACTTCAGACGATTCATTTTTAGATACCATGAGAAATCTTGGTCCGCCTGCCCTTAAACTTATGCGTCCTCGCCAAAAGAAGGTTTGTAAACTTCTATGGGAGGTCCCAGATTTTATGGGAGGCTTGGGGTTTAATCCGAAAGGAAAACCTTTGGCCGAACGCATACATGAATCACTAATCCTTTTAGGTGATCCCAGTTTAAAAGCTTTCCTCCTGAGTCTTAATCATTTTGTAGTTGCTAACAATTATGAAAGCAACCATGGGAATATTTCTTTTGTATTAGAAATATTCGATCCCGACAAGGGATTTAAAGATTTAATCCATAGTATACTGCCCATTCTAATCAAATGGTATGGTATTTCTGGAGGGAACTTATGGTGGATGAGGCCTGATTTGAGACTTAAACTTCAGTCTTCAGATGCAAGGAGTTCTTTGTTGGACCAGCTTGAAAGTATCTTGCTGTAGACTATGAAGC